TATATCCTATAATATAAAAGACATATTATAGTCTATATATTAAGTATTATATATAATATAGATTTTATTATAACATACTTGTCTTACTATGTCAATACCCTTGTCTTAAATAAATATATAGAATTGTCTTGACATTTACTTCATTATCTGATATACTATTAGTATAGTAACAATTTAATTACTGTCTATAGGAGACGATTGTGGGACACTACGTTTATGTTAAAACAAACAAAACCAAAGCGGGTGAACCCGGTCATTGGAAAGAAGCAAAACGAATCGAAGCTGTTACAACATATCTATCAACTGGTAATTTAACTGAGACAGGTCGTTTAACGGGAGTGCCGTTAAAGACAATGGAACAATGGAAAACTTCAGATTGGTGGAAGGAGATGGAGAAGAAAATCCGCTCCGACGAAGAACAGCACTTGGACGCGAAACTCACTAAGATCATAGACAAGACCTTAGAAAAGTTAGTGGACTCAATCGAAAATGGTGAGCATATATATGACCAAAGAACTGGTCAGATTAAACGGATGCCAGCAAAAATGCGGGATCTGAACAATGCATTTAACACTATCCTCGATAAACGTCAGCTTATTCGTAAGCAGCCAACTAAGATTGTCGAGCAACAAAACACAGCCACACAACTACAAAACCTTGCTGATCAATTCGCAAAGTTCGTGAATCAAAAGGTCATTGAACCTGAACCTATTCACTATATCGAAGGTGATACAGTTATTCAACAAGAGGACGGATCATATGCCATTCATGACGAACGGAAAGAGGGACTATAAAAAGGAACTCAACTGGGAACATACTAAAAAGAAATCTCGGGTCAAAGATCGCGCACAGCGTAATGGAGCAAGAGCAGCCGTGGCTAAAGCAAATGGTACTACCGCAACAAAGCTTAAGGGTGATGTTGGACATAAAAAAGCTGTCAGTAAGGGTGGCAAGAATGGTCTTGCAAATCTCTTCGTTCAAAACCCCGGTGAAAATCGCAGTTTTGCCCGTAATAAGAATGGGAGTATGAAGAGTGAAACCTCAAAGCGAGAGCGTAGTAAAAAAGCCTGAGTGGCCTAAGTTAACAGCAGCAATTGTCGAAGGCTTCGCCTCCAGTTGCTTAGTAAAGTTCTTCGATGATGCCAGTCAGTTCGCAGATTTCCACCGTGAGTGGTGGGAACTATGTTGTTCTGATGACAAGTTTGTAGCTGTATGTGCTCCGCGTGGACACAGTAAGTCTACAACCATCACAATCGTATATACACTCGCCGCAATGCTCTTCCGTAATAGGAAATATGGCATTATTGTCGCGGATACAGAGACACAAGCCTCCTTGTTCCTTGGTCAAATCAAGCAAATTTTGTATGATTCAACCGAGATTCAGGAGCTTTTTGGTCTTCTGGTAGGAGATAAGGGTGTTGTTTTTGAAAAAGATACTGAAACTGATATCATTGTACATTTCTCTGATAAATCACGTTTTCGTATCGTAGCAAAGGGTGCTGAACAAAAACTACGGGGTATGTTGTGGGACGGCCAGCGTCCTGACCTTATCCTGATTGATGATTTGATGAATGAGGAACTTGTTGCTAACAAGGAACGTCGAGACAAACTGCGCCGTTGGGTCTATGGCTCTCTGATTCCATGTAGATCAGAGAAAGGGATTATCCGTTTCGTTGGTACACCAATGAATCTGGACGATCCACTTGAGGCGTTGATGCCCAGAGAGAACGCCAAGGACACTGTTGTAGAAGATCTCAAGGTTTGGTCTCCAAAGAAGAAGGGTATGTGGCGTGCTGTTAAGTATCGTGCACATAACCATGACTTCACCAAGTTATTGTGGCCTGAACGTAAGACTCCTGAGTTCTTTAGAGAACTTAAGGCCGACTTCGCCGAGCAAGGTATCCCTGAAGTATATGCATGTGAAATTCTCTGTAACCCTGTAGACGACTCCATCAGATACTTCCGCAAGGGCGACTTCCTCACGATGACTGCAGAAGATCTTAAGAAGAATAAAACATATTACATCACTGCTGACTTGGCAATTTCCGAGAAAGATCGTGCGGATTACACAGCCATCCTTGTGGGTGGTCTGGATTCCAATGGTCAGTTACACATCGTTAACTGTATCAGGGAACGTCTTTCCGGTGATGAGATTGTGTCTGTATTACTCTCTCTTCAGAAGGTCTATAATCCACTTGCAGTGGGTATTGAAGATACGCAAATCTCCAAAGCTATTGGTCCTTACCTTAATCGTGAGATGGCTGAGACAGGAATCTATATGAATATCCTGATGCTCAAGCCACACAGACAAGATAAGATCCAACGAGCCAGATCCATCCAAGCACGTATGCGTGCAGGCATGGTCAAGTTCGACAAACAGGCTGACTGGTGGTTAACATTTGAAGATGAGTGTATGTCCTTCCCACGCGCTAAGCATGATGACGTGGTTGATGCATTGTCTTACCAAGGTATCCTAATTGATAAAATGACTGAGGGTTTAACCACAGAAGAAATCAAAGAGGAAGAATATGAAGAAGATTACGAACGTTCTGGCAATCATGATGAGGGCCGTGACCTTATGACCGGATATTAAATGAAACTAGAAAACATTCTTAAGTCGATTAATCTTGCTAAGGACCTAGACGAGAACAAGCTCATTACCATTGGTGATGATGTTGTCACAGGTTACGAAACTGACCTGACTTCTCGCGAACCTTGGGAAAAGGATTTAAAGACATGGACAGATCTGGCCTTACAGGTTAGCACAAACAAAACATTCCCTTGGCCCAATGCAGCTAACATCAAGTATCCACTACTTGCTACAGCAGCTATGCAGTTCGCCGCAAGAGCATATCCTACACTGGTCCCTAGCAATAATCAAATTGTTAAGTGTCGTGTAGTTGGATACGATCAAGACGGACAGAAGTCTGCACGCGCATCGCGCATCTCTAAACACATGTCTTACCAACTCCTTGATGAAATGGACGATTGGGAAGAAGACATGGATAAGCTTCTTATCGCATTGCCAATTGCTGGTACTTGCTTTAAGAAGACTTATTGGGATGCCTCCAAGCAGCGCAACTGCTCTAAGCTTGTCCTGCCAAAAACACTTGTTGTTAACTACTTTTGTAAGTCACTAGATGAAGCTGAACGTGTCTCAGAAACAATCTTTGCTACAAAGCGTAAGCTTAAGGAACGGATCAATCAGGGTATCTATCTTGACGTTGATCTTGGCGATCCTGTCATTGATGTTGCCGATCCTACTACGTCAGTTAATGGCGCTTTCCAGCGTTCTGCAACTGAGGATGAAACAACTCCATACACATTAGTTGAACAACACACTTACCTAGACCTAGACGAAGATGGTTACTCAGAACCTTATGTGGTTACTGTGGACCTTGCTTCTAAGAAGGTACTACGTATCGTCCCACGGTTTAGTGAAGAAGATGTTCTCCTCAACGAAAAGAATAAAGTGGTCTCTATTGAGGCCATTCAGTATTATACTAAATACAGTTTCATTCCGAACCCTGATGGTGGGTTTTATGATATTGGCTTTGGTCGCTTACTTGGTCCTATTAATAACTCTGCTAACACTATTATCAATCAGTTGGTTGATGCAGGTTCTCTTTCTAACCTTCAGGCTGGATTCATTGGCAAAGGCCTTCGTATCAAGATGGGTGAGAGTAGATTCCAACCAGGTGAATGGAAAGCTGTAAATGCTGTAGGTGATGACCTAAAGAAACAGATCTTCCCTCTCCCAGTTCGCGAACCTTCTCAAGTCCTATTCAACCTGCTGGATCTTCTATTGAAGTCTGGTAAAGAATTGGCTTCTGTTGCTGAAATTTTCGTTGGTAAGATGCCCGGACAGAACACTCCAGCTACTACAACAATGGCAACCATTGAACAAGGTATGAAAGTATTCACTGCTGTCTATAAGCGTGTGTATCGCTCTCTTACCTCTGAGTTCCGTAAGATCTACAAACTCAATCGTACATATCTAAACCCAGAAGAGTATATTGCTGTTCTGGATATGAATGTCGAGCAATCCGATTATCAAGGCCCCGAGGATGACATTATCCCCGGAGCAGATCCAACCGCCGTTTCTTCACAAGAGAAACAAGCTAAGGTTCAGGCCTTGATGCAGATCCTCCAGTTAGGGACGTTGGACCCGATGGCTGTTACCCAACTCTATTTGGAAGCACACGAGATTCCAGAAGCTGAAAAATACATGAAGCAACCTAGCCCACCACCGCCAGATCCCAAGATGGAAGCGATTAAGGCTAAGGCTCAAGTAGATCAGCAAAAGGCTCAGCAACAAATGATGATCGCTGAACACAAACTTAAAATTGAGCAATCCTCTAAAGAGCAAGAGATCCAAATGAAAGCTGCGCAGGTTCAACAAGAACTTCATGCTAAGCAGATGGAAGCTATTCTGAAGGGTAAACTTGCACAAGCTGAGGCTGGTCAGAAGATGCAGATGCAGGCTGAACAATCGAAGCTACAAATGATTACACAAGCTGCCAGTCATGGGCAGCAAATGCAGCATCAAGCCGAGGCTGCTAAGATTCAACAACAAACTCTAAAGAAGAGGTCTACACAGAATGGCAATTCCAAGTCAAAGTGATTTTGAAAACTGGAAGGGTGACTTTGTAACTAAAGCATTCTTCCAAGCAGCACAAGAACGTATTGAAGGTGCAAAAGATGTTTTGTCTGTACAAGCAGGTTTCGATGCCGCACAAGATAACTATCTTCGTGGTTTGATTCAAGCCTACAGGGAAATTCAGGATTTTCGTATTGATGACTTAGAAGAGGCGGCAGAATGATTCGTATCCTTCTCCATCATATTCTAGTTAAACTTGATGATGCTACCGAGGCTGACGAAACATATCGTCGTGCTAAAGCTCTCGGAATTCACTTAGAACTCGACAAGCGCGTACATGATGCTGTTGAATATGGCACTGTGATTCGTATTGGTCCTACCGCTTACAAAGATCTGGGTGCAGATCCAAACTGTTTGAAAGTAGGTGATCGTGTCTCTCTTACCAAGTATTCCGGTAAGAAGGTTGTAGACTCAGATAGCACTGAGTATATGTTGTTTAATGATTCAGATATCTTAGCAGTAATTGAATAAAGGATTTTAGAATGAGTGAAGAACTTATTTCTGCCCCAGAGGTAGATACTCCCGTAGTAAATGATACTCCAATCGAAACTGCTTCAGAGACGGTAACAGACTCTTATGAGTCTCAGGCACGAGAACAGGGTTGGAAGCCTAAAGAAGAATATGAAGGTGATGAAACCAAGTGGCGCCCTGCAAAGGAATTTGTAGAACGTGGTGAGCTATTTGGTAAGATTGACCATATGGGCAAGGAACTTAAGGAAACCCGCAAGGCCCTTAAGATGCTACAGGACCATCATTCTAAGGTCAAGGAGACCGAGTACAACAACGCTCTCCGTGAACTAAAGGCACTACAAAAGAAACATCTAGAGGAAGGTAACTCAGATGGTTATCTCGAAACCACTGAACTATTGACTGACCTTAAAACTGAACAAAAGGCTCGCGAGGTTGTGACGGAGAATACTCCTGCTCAACCGGATCAACGATTTATTGCTTGGACACAAGAGAATAAGTGGTACGGTTCCAATCCTGAAATGCGCGAGTTTGCTGATACGGTCGGCATGGGTTTCGCTAACCGGAATCCGGGGATTGATCCTGAAGATGTTTTGAAGTATGTGACTAAAGAAGTAAAGGCTCGGTTTAAGGATTCTTTTGTTAATCCTAATCGTAGCAAACCCTCCAGCGTGGAAGGTGCTAGTGCACCAGCAGCTAATAAGAGTTCCTTTGAACTGACAGACGACGAGCGCCGTACTATGAATACATTTGTACGTGCTGGGGTTATGACTAAAGACGAATACATTGCAGAAGTTAAAAAGATGCGAGGGAGTAAGTAATGACTAAAGAAACTATCAAGAGTGCACGAGTAGCACGTAAGCCACTAACTCAACGTGGTCCACAAGCAATTGCCGGTACTAAAGATTCTGATTTTGAGTATCGCTTTGTGAATGACACTGGTAGCCGTATCCACAATTTCCAAACTGCTGGTTACGAACTTGTTACCGGTGACGATATCTCTGTTGGGGATAATCGTGTATCTGATGCCTCTGATCTAGGTTCTGCTAAACGTGTCATTAGTAATGATGGTACTACTTCATATCTCATGCGAGTTAAGAAGGAATGGTATGCTGAAGATCAGGCTACTAAAGCTGCTGCTCTTGCCGAACAAGAGTCTGCAATGAAACAAGAAGCTACTGCTGGGATGTATGGTAAACTCAAAATCTCATAAGAAGTTTCTTCCTAACTTAAAGGAAAATAATGGCTAACATTTCTAAAATTAACGGTTTCCGTCCCGTTAAGCATGTTACTGGTGCCCCATATAATGGTCAATCCAATATCTATGCTGTCGCCGCTGGTGATGCAACTGCCCTATTCGTAGGTGACGTTGTCAAGCTTGCTGCTGACGCGAATGCTCAGGGCGTTCAATACGTCACTGCTCATGCTGCTGGTGTTGCCGGTACTGGTCAACCTGCTCTTGGTGTTGTGGTTGGTGTTATTAACACTAAGCTCGATCCCGTCACTGGTAACATGTCTGGTGGTTCTATCTCTCTAGACACCCCAGTCTATCGTCCTGCTTCTACTGCTCAGTATGTTCTCGTTGCTGACTCTCCAGATCTGATCTATGAAGTTGAAGCTACTGCAGCCGGTTCTGCATATTCATTTGCTCTAGCCGATGTTGGTCAGAATGCAAACATCTTTGCTGGTGCTGGTTCTACCTCCACTGGTAACTCTGCGCATTCACTGAACATGTCTGACAAGGGTACTGCGGCCACTCTACCGTTCAAGATCACTGGCGTTGCTGCTAAGGTTGGTAATGAAGTTACTGGTAACTATACCAAGGTTAACGTTCAAATCAACAATCATCAGTTCAAGTCTGTCGGAACTGTTGGCGTTTAATCGAAAGGTATAATATATGTCAGTTATTACTAGTTCAAGTTTTGCCAAGCTACTTTGGCCCGGTCTCAACTCAATCTACGGTAAGTCATACAATGACTATCCAGTTGAATGGGACAAGCTGTTCGAGAAGAATTCTTCTGATCGTGCATATGAAGAAGACCTCGGTCTAAGTTCTTTCGGCCTTGCCGCTGTTAAGAATGAAGGCGCTCCTATCCAATACGATAGTGAACGTCAAGGCTTCACCTCACGCTACAACCATGTAGTGTACGCTCTTGGCTTTATCATCACTCGCGAAATCTATGAAGATGACCAGTATGGTAAGGTTGGTGCACAGAAGGCTAAGGCTCTTGCCCGTTCAATGCGTCAGACCAAGGAAATCGTTGGTTCCAACATCTACAATCGTGCATTCGATTCTAACTATGTTGGTGGTGATGGTGTTGAGCTAATCTCTGCTCTCCACCCGAACGTTGCTGGTGGTGTCTTCTCTAACAAGATCGCAACCGCTGCTGACCTTTCAGAAGCTGCTCTTGAGCAAGCTACTATCGACATCGCGGGTTTCCGTGATGATCGTGGTCTGCTAATCGCTGCTCGTCCTGAGAAGCTAGTTATTCCTTACCAACAGCAGTTTGAAGTTAAGCGCATTCTTGGTTCCGATGGTCGTGTTGGTACTGATCTAAATGATCCGAACGTTCTTAAGAACGAAGGTATCTTTAGTAATGTTATTACTAACCACTATCTGGCTGACCCAGATGCATGGTACATCCTAACCAATGTTAAGGATGGTCTGAAGTACTTCGAGCGTCGTGGTGATGCCTTCGAGATGGATAACGATTTTGACACTGAGAACGCAAAGTTCAAGGCCACTGCTCGTTACTCCTTCGGTTGGTCTGATCCTCGTGCTATCTACGGTTCTGCTGGTGCTTAATCATGGCAGCTAACTTCGTAGGTCCACAGGGCGTAACAGTCCACACTCCTCCAGCTCGTGATCTTCTAACTAAGGTTGGTGTCATTGAAGTGGCGGATGGTTCTACAGGTTTTGCTGCTTTTGGTCTACCCAAGTATGCTGTCCCTATTGGTGTCTATACGATTGTTCAGGGTGCTAATGCCACCCAGACAATCAATGTAGGTTACACTAGTGGTGGCACAGAACTGGTAAATGCCTTTGCACCAAACTCAACTGGTTATGCCGCCTCTGGTGCACAAACTGGTTCTGGTGTTGGAGTTCAACTGACTGCTGATAAACTTGTTTATCTAAAGGCCAGTGCCACTCTCACCACACCTGTAATCGTTAAGGTGGAGTATTACATTCCACAACAAGGTCTAACTCTGTAATAGAGTGACTACCCAAAGGGGAGATGTTTCGCTAAACACGGAGTATCTCCCCTTTTCTTTCCTTTGAATTATACAGGAGTATAACAAATGGCTTCCTCACGTTCTTCCGGTTTAAAGGCCGCTGACGCAGTTATCCAAACTGGTCGAAATCGAATTAATGCTATTACCCTTTTGGGTGATGGTACAAATGCAGCCTCCGTAATTGTATATGATAATGCTTCAGCAGCTTCTGGTGTTGTTCTAGCAAAGGTCACTGCTCTGGCTGCTACTCGCTTCACACATGTTCTTTTTGAGAATCCTGTTGTGGCTGAATATGGTATCTATGCTGATGTGTCA